TACTGGATTCAATCCTGTAGACGAACATCCAGCGTTTACCACTGTTACTTGTGTTATGGTATAAGGAACTATTAAATCTATTTCAGAAGTTTCTCCCTCCAAGTAACAGTCTGGTGTATTAGCCATAAATATTAAAGCCCAAGGCTCCCCATCCTTTTCTGCGATTGCTGTGTTACCAGCAAGCGGTACAACTGGAGCACCTTGTGTAAAGCACACATCTTTTACAGTATAGACATTGGTTTCATTCTGTGGCTCAGCCCCCTCAACAAAGTATATGGTATTACTAGTTGTAGTAGTATACAGTGATGTGAAGGATAGTGGTAACTCTGCTTCCCATTTGTAAGGGGAGCATCCACCGCTGATGGTCACCACTTGCTCGTCACCTTCTGCCATAGCTGTTAGAGTAGAAGTAAACTGTAGAGGCTGATAAGTACCTTCAGTCCCAAACCTACAACAGTCATCCAAGAAGAGGTATTCACCAGTAGCAATGTCACTAGGTATGAGACCGAAGCCAACAACTTCTTCTATCGGTATTCCTTTTTCGCAGGTAAGCATTGCCATTAAATAAAAGCCCTCGCCTTAATTGTTGTCGTAACATCTAAATAGATAGGTGTTGTGTATCTTACACTAGTTTCTGTTGGTATGTTACCGTTAGTAGTGTAGTATATTCTTGCCCCATATGTACCACAGGACATCGTAATCCATCGTCCTGAGTAATAAGTTCCTGGAGCTGGGTCAAAGGTTACAGGTAATACTGTATCAGGTAATGTAATTGAAATAGTGTCTGACCACAGAGCTGATTGAAACTGCTCTATGTAGTGTACTGAGACGCCGTTCACGAGGCGTTTAACGACTACCCATACCTCGTCCCTATCGTCCCCAGAGATGGTCGCCACGTCGACGTAGCAGCCCTGTGTAGTATACTTCTGAAAGGCATAGATTGGGTTGTCTATATTAACCTGTAGTGAACACGTAATCATATCACCCGTGTTGGTTACCATCCAGAGCATAGCGTCTGGTCTTGTAGTGTAAGCTATCGTCTTGATACCGTCTATAAATAGGTGCTCTGATTTCTTAGACAAATCAAAGGAGCTCCAGTTCTCATTACGATAATCATAAACCATAGTTCGGAGGATGGTTCCTCCGCGCTGGACGAAGAACACCATGTTCCCAGCGATTAGTGCCTGAATGGGGTCACTGCCCCAGGTAGTCTGTCTCTTGGCATCTACATAACTTGGAGTAGTGGGGATAGTTCTGTTACCAAACTTCCACTCAGCACCAAGCGTTCCTATGTAGAGTATCTCACCAGGAAGCAACCATTTGATTCTATTAATATTTGTGGAAGCCAACTGATAAAACCAACTATCATCATCTGTTAGTCCTGTCTCAAAATCCTCGTAGCTATCTACCTTAGAACCCCACACTGTCTGGGGATTATTAGTAGTGCCTCCAAAGATTAGTCTCTGCTCATAGAAGGATACTGTCTCTGGGTAGCCGTTAGCCTCAGACCAAGCGCCCTCGTTCCACTTAGTAGTGGCGTTGGTGCTCGGTAGGTCACGTTGAACGGTTCCACTTACTAAGGTACTGTCTATGTAGTCAGTTACGTACACATAACCAAAACTCCCTACCTTAGCTATAGTAACATCAGCGCTACCTGAAGTCCTACCACCTGTGTTAAATCCAAGTCTCCAATAAACATCATCCCTATAATTGGTAACCTGAAGAGCAACGTTAGCAGTGTAGTTTAATACATCTACCCAAGTGATTCCTTGGTCGTAGCTCCGCTGTAGGGTAATAGTACCTACCCATGTACCACCTATTGTATAAGTGAGCTCATCTAAATTATCAGTAGCTATAGGACCTACATACTCTCCATCAGCATCAATGTTATCTCCCAAGGTGTTAGGTCCTGAAATCCTCCAACTAGAGCCTACGTGTAGGATGTTAAAGGTTCCTGCTTCTGAAGCAGTTAATCCTACATACCCTGTGGTAGCTGATGCCGCGATTGTTCCTGTAGTAATGTTCTCATCCAAGAAAGCTGGGCTATCGAAGCTTACTGTTGAAATGTCCCAATCGGTAGGTGTTGTTCTAATTAACTTTTGAACTGGTACAGACGGATGGACTATGTAAGTAGTATCCGCTGAGTTAACAAACTTCAAGTCTGCCACCTGACTAGTTGAATAAGGGCTTTCTATCTCATATGGAACTTCTACTCCACTAACTGTAGTTGAGTATAGTACTCCACCATCTGTATAGAACCTAATGTAACCATCACCAAACTCTAACATATAGGTATCATTATCAGAATGCTCGAACTCAATTAGCCTGGGTGCCTCTAATGGATACTTAGCCGCAGCCAACCACTTAGTTCCTAGGCGCTTCTCTACATTACCCTGAACTGTAGCAGTCATATTCCTTATAGCTTTGGCTCCACTGAAGTACCCCTGCCAAGTAATGTTACCTTCTAACTTAGGGCTTAGTTCACCTTGAGTGAAGTTACTGAATGCTGGTGCTATGCGTCCCATAAATTCCTCCTAGATGACCCAAGGTAGCGAGCCGAAGTCCAACTACCGCTGGAGCCTTTAACCACTCTGCTTTCCCTAGCGTTAGCAGCCTTAGCTTTCTTAAAAGCTGAAGCATACTGTTGTGCCGCACCAGATGAAAACTGAGCAGCGTTGGTTACCCAAGGGGCTAACTCAGCCGCCATATAAAAAATAAAAGCTTGCCTAAACATCGGGCTAAGCTTATTCATATCTTCTACATTGAATATGTAAGTAATCTTACAGGTGTCTACATCTGTCAATACTGCGTTACCTTCTACCTTAAATGAATATCCTTGGTCTTGGTTCTCGTAACTCACCACACGGAGACAATCAGAAGGAAGCCCGTAAGCATAGGTGTATTCATATGCTGGAGTCTCAGTGAGACGAGCCAAGGCAGCTCTCTTAAGGGCAAAGTTCCAGGGATGTTCCTGTAACAGTGTCTGTAAAGAACTATCAAAGAATTCATTACATAGCCTGGCGTTCTGGCTATCCTCATCCAGCGATAGAATATAATCTCCATCTATCAACGTGAGGGCTTTATTACATATATCTACTTTATTCATGTCATGCTCCTTGTGTGGTTTTTAGCAGGGGGCGAGGAGAGAGTCCGCCCCCCACTATTAGCTAGCTAGTGCTAGCATACTGCTAGGTCTCCCAGCAACCAACCTCGACTACTCTTTCCTCATGTAGACGGGTAGCGCCAATTGCCATACGGGCAAAGACACCATAGTTGTAGTTGTATGCCTGGAGTTCATCCAATCTAGTTGTAATCTCCTTACCGACGCCAAGAGCCAATCCACCGCGACTGAACGCGAAGCATTGACGATAGCTGCCAGAAGTATCCAACAGGTTGGAAACGATGATGTTGTAGCCAAGAACGTTAGGAAGTGTTCCCGTGCCCATTGGAGTTCCAAGGGCGTAATCAGTACTAGTAAACTCACTGATACCACGAAGGTCAGTAAGCTGCTTAGGACCAATAACGAGATACTTAGCGTCTTCTACAGGTACATCAGCGCTATTAAAGATTTCATCCATTTCATTAATGACAGCCTTAGTAAGACCAACACCAGAAGCTGTAGTAGTCTTCTGTGCGTTAGGCAATGAAGTGGAACTTCCACCAGCTACGCCTGTAAGGGCGGTGCCAAGGGCTGCGGCAATAAGAACGGAATCTTTCTTACGGTTAAATCTACGGATACCTTCTTGAACCAACTCGGACTTGGGGTCCTGGATGGTCTTCAAGATATCAATACCATCTACGATTACACTGTAGACGTGTTCAACTGGAACAATAGTACGTCTCTGAAAATCGTACTCAACGAACTCAGTTGCGGAATGACGGGTGGGTGTGTAGATACCACTAGATGTGGTGTTCTTCAACATTCTATCTACGAACCATTTCTCACCCTCAATGCTCTCATTCTGAACATAGGGCTGGAGGTCAGACATAGTCTGTTGAGCCTCCAACAGGAAGCCATTCTTATAGGCATTCCTAAAGATTTTTATAATGTTATCGGACATTTACTTCTCCTTGTGAAACTGAATTTTTACTTCTCTTGCGTAGGTTGTTTCTCTGTCCGATTGATTATCCGTTAGGGTCGTTCGGTTGAGGGCATTGCCTATACCCAGTTAGTTGTAGGGGCGCTGTGGCTTATCCTACTTAAAAGTCGGGGGCTCGTAGCTTGTCCCGTTCTTGGGGCGCAGAACATAATGTCTACGCCGGTGGTCTAGTTTTTCTTCTTTGCTTTAGGACCAGGTTTCTTCCTAGGCTCTTCCTTCATAATGAACTGATAGAGCTTTTCCGCTTTATCATATGGTTCTATATGCTCTCCTGGGTTCATCGAGCCGAATGCCATCTTAAGACATTCAAGTCTGAATTCTTTATTCGTCATCTGAGTAGAAACCTATAAGCCTGTTGAACTCTTCTACTGCTTCATCATGCCTTGGATGATACTTAGTCTGATAAGCTTCATAAAGCGGATGATTTTTATCAGTGGTCATAGCAGCCAGTTTAGACTTAGCTGTCTTAGGTGTAAGCGCTGCTGTCTTAACCTCCCTCGTGATTTTATCCTCACCCAGAGCTTTCCCAATCTTATCAAACATTTTCAATAATGCTGGGCTTTCCTCTAGGATAGGACTGGCGTTGATAAAGTCTGTTACGTCCTGGTCTCCATACTGAGCTATGATGTTGTTCCTGGTCTTCTTATACTCCTCATGCTTAGCACCAAACTCTTTAATAGCGGAGTCCTTAAGGTCCCCTACTATCTTATCCATAGCAGCCTTATTATTCTGCGCCATGTCGATACCTGATTTAACCTGATAGTCCCAAAGCTTTTCAGCCTGGCTCCTAGTCAATCCTAAATCATGTACCTTACCTCTAAACTCTAACGCCGCCGCTTGGAACTGTTCACTCTCATAATTTGCTGGGGCGTCTTCAGGAAGATTGAACTCATATCCTGACGCTTCTTCAGGTCTTCCTATCTTGTTGTAGAACTTCTTCCAGTTGTCGGGGTCGTCTTCCTTAGGAATTCTTACCCTATCATCTGAACCAATCAACTTCTTAGCATGGACATAACTCTTAGCTAGGTCGTCTAACGATTTGAAATCTGCCATGCTGGCATCCTCTGCCCATTCAGAACTTACCGACTCTCTCCACTGCTCAGTGCTCCACTGTTCAGCTGTGAAAGTGGTGGCTTCGGTTCCTGCTTCGCCCTGAGAACCTTCGCCCTCAGGAGTAGTCGCTGCTGCGGCTCCTGTACTTTCTTCTGCCATTTTAAATCTCCTTCTGTTCTAAGATTTTCAGAATACTGAGAATCACTTTACGCTGACCCTCTCTGAATACTGTTTCATATTCGCTATTGTCTTTGTTCCATGTAGAGTTGTGTATGTAGTGTTGCTTACACAGCCAGTCTATTACCTGCTTCCCCTCTACTGAACTAAATACTTTAGCGAACAACTCTTTCTTTTCTTTATGTAGCATCTATTCTCTCCCTGAGTGTGTCTATCTCCTGCTCTAACATCTTAATTTTGAAGGCTCTTTTATCTGCCTCCATCCAATCAAAAAACTCCATTATATCAACATCTAGCTTAATACACACCCAATCAATAAACTTGTTTAATCTTCTTTCTGTGTCTTCCATACTCTCTCCCTTATTCCTCTGCTATCTTTCTTAATACATACTTACATAAATATTCAGTACATGTAGAAGACCTGGCTTCTCTTGGTAAAGCACACCCACTTACTGTAAGAAATCCATAATCCTCTACAAGTAGGTGTCGGTACTCTTCTGGGAAAGTTTCACCTGCAATTTTAAAATGCCCCTTATGCCTGTGGCACCCCTTACAACAGTGTACTCTATCAGTACCTACATTTCTTGATTTCAAACATGTGTTGCCTTGAAAGTCGCAGTACTCAGTTGTTATCATACTAAGGTATCTCTATCACAGTCAGAGATGGCTTGAAGTAAATAAGATACGACCCTGTCGCTACCGCTACTGCCTGTACCTGGTCACCTGAACCTGATGGTTTTGTCTCTGTCATATTTCCTGTTGAGGTAGAAGCATAAAGTACAGCCCCCTCATTCCAATTCCACGATTTCGAGTCAGCCTCCGCAAACCCGTGTAAAAGTATCTCACCTGGGTTACCATCATCTATATTTTCAGTCGCTATTCCTATAGCTGGTGTCGTAGTGGCTGAATTAGCATCTGCCTTAATAATAACTCCAGTATTCGCTTCGATACATACCAAGTCCCGCCTGTCTATATCTTCACCTGCGGTCATAGTAGTGGTTATACCAGAGTTATCCGTGCTGTTAAAGGGAATATTATCGAGAACGAAAGTACCACCGACCTGGAGGTCATCACGTACAGTGAAGTTGCCGAATACCTCAACATTCTGGTCCCTGTCAATTTCTATAGCCAGGGCGAGATTGTCTCCGGCAGTAGTATAAATATTTATTTTAGAAGGCACCGTGTCAACCTCAACACTAGAAACCTCGACTTTTATTGCTGCTGTTTCGATAAACTTCGTGCCATCATAAGCATGCCACTTAATCGAGCCGGCGTCACCAAGGGACCTCTCAGGGGTAGTGTAATCACCATCTGTTTGTACCAGATTAAGAGTGGGTCCATCGCCTACCCTGCCAAAAGTAGCTATTGTCAACTGTGTTTCAGTGTCATCACCAATAATTTTAAAATTGGAATCACTAAAGTTAGTATCGCTAAATACTCCAGGGTCTCCAACTATTGTAAGCCCATCACTTGTCCGTATGTTTTCATTACCATCTATCGTAGTGGAAACATATCCAGTGCCAGCATCTATTACTTCTACAGAGCTGTTACCCTCTTCTATCTTATCGGGGGTTGGTGGTGTAGCATCATCTACATACTTCTTGGTCGCCGGCTCATAATCCTCGTCTGGAGTAAAAGCATCTACATTATCTAATTCTAATACATTAGACTTGTCTGCTTTGTTAGTATCTAAATCACCTATATCTGAAGTATTATCACCTATGTCACTGGTGTTAGTATCAACCAACCCCGACACAGTTGCCAGGTCAGCATCAGTGGCGTAGTCCCCAGCAATCTGGAAACCCGAGTGTCCTGCTGAAGCATAATCTAATTCATCTAAATCACTATGGTCTGTTACAATGTTACCAGCATTAGTATCTATACCATCCTGTAAGGTACCAGATGTAGTATCTATCTTAGTATCCAAGGTACTGATATCACCAGTATTACTATCTATATCAGCCTGTAAGGTACCGCTTGTTGTCCCTATCAGTGTGGTATTATCCCCTATGTCGCTGGCATTAGTAGAGATATCACTTGTGTTGGTATCAACCAATCCTGATACAGTTGCTAAATCTGTGTTGGTGGCATAGTCACCTGTGGGCTGAAAGCCTGTATGTCCTGCTGAAGCGTAGTCCAGCTCTGATAGTCCTGAATGCTCCGTTACTATACTACCACTTACAGTAGCGATGTCGCTTGTATTGGTGCTAATCAGTGTTGTGTTGTCTGATATGTCTGAAGCATTCTGTGATACTTGTGATTGTAATGTGCCACTCGTGGTCCCAATTAAGGTTGTGTTGTCACTAATGTCACCAGTGTTAGTGTCTATCTGTCCCTGTAGTGTGCCACTCGTGGTGTCTACCTTAGTGTCCAGTGTTGACAAAGCCGTGTTAGTAGCGTAGTCACCTGTGGGCTGAAAGCCTGTATGACCAGCATCAGCATATGCCAAACCAGCTAACCCACTATGGTCAGTGATAAGATTAGCATATACAGGTGTGTTGAATCTTGTGCTATGGTCTATCCCTTCTATGTAGTATCCTATAGTTCTACTGGTGCCAGTTACTTGAGCAGTCATAATGACTTCAAGTCTGTCTTCAACATCCATAGCAATACCTGATACAGAAGTTTCTATTACATATCTTGTCGGGTCTGTTGAGTCTATCTGTGCTGTCTGTGTGAATAAAGGTCGGTGTGTTTCGCCTGCTTCATGGACATACCAATTAGCATTGATGTAGTGTGGTCCTAAATTAGTATTGTCTATGCTTGCCCACAGTATCATTGTCCAGGTCCCTGGAGCAATCTCTGTAGCACTTGGTGTACCTGATATAGTAATGTAATGGTCCAGCTCTGTTTCACCTGATGCTGTCTCAATAGTAACACTATCGTAGTGCTCAGCATCATCTGAAGGCACAGGAGACAGGGTCTCGTGGTCCGCTGGCTCTGGTACTAATTCCTCGTGTAGGTAGTAAGTAATAGCCGTACCTGCTGAATTAATTATCTTATCATTCAACACCCCACTCGTAGTGGTCAAGGCTGCCGTAGAGGCGAAGCCAGTATGACTAGCACTCGCATAATCCAACTCATCTAAATCAGAGTGATTGTTGCTTAAGCCGTCTATCTCACCCTGTAAGGTGCCTGATGTAGTGTCTATCTTGGTGTCTAAATCACTGATGTCGCTGTCATTACTGTCTACCTGTGATTGTAAGGTGCCACTGGTTGTATCTATCTTAGTATCCAGCGTACTGATATCACTGGTGTTAGTGTCTATGTCTGTATTTAAAGCACCAGATATAGTATCTACTTCACCAGTAGTATAGTAATCTGTTACTGCTGACGATTGTTCTGTGCCGTCACCGAATATAATCTTCTTGCCAGCACCTAAATCTAAACTACCTTGTATAAAATCCGCCATGATATCTCCTATGACCGCCCTTGCGAGCCGAGTTTATTTTACTTCTGCTACCTCTGTCCAGTCTACTTCTTCTATACTTCCTGGGGTAATACCTTCTATCTTAATTGGTGGTCCTGTTAGAGTTACTGTCATGTAAGCTGACACGGTGCCTGAAGTACCACCACCACCTGAAAGATTTCCTGGGTTGTCGTAGTCACAATCAAAGTATGGTGAGGTACCACCAGCAGTCTTAGCAGCAGCACCACACTGAGTATAGTTTATCATAAGTCCAATATAGTAGTTACCTGGTATAAGTATAGGTTTAGGAGAATAAGCACCGCCTCCTCTCCATTCTATATCATCACCAAACCCACTACCATAATGTGCCGCGATAAGTGAGTTAGGTACTAATGTCTTGTTTGACCGCCATATCGCTAATTTTCCCTGTCCACCGAAGAGGTCACATAATCCTTTTCCACCGTAGGTAATTGAATCTACTTCACAGTAGTATGGCACTACAATAACAATACATAAAGCCTTGTCATGTACAAGCGCAGCAGTGTCACCTAGTACCTCGTTACCATAATTAACAGACATACTATGCTACCTCTATTATCATAGTGACTGGGTCAAAGAATATAGTGGTGGCTGATAGAGCCCACCCTAATACCTGTACCTGGTCACCTGAGCCTGATGGTATTACTTGTGTCATCTCTCCTGTGGTGGTCGATAGGTAAACTTTACCAGACGACCAATTCCACCCTGTGTCACATACTTGTCCTCTTACCACTACTACCTTACTGCCTGCTCCTGCCTCTACTGCTATAACAAATACAGGGGAAGTAGAAGAAGAGTCAGCGTCTGCTCTGTCGTAATGAAAGTCTGCCGCCTGATACAACACACTTCCGAATACTGATGAAGCATCATCTACAACAACTGTCATAGTTTCGCCAACGTGTGTGTCGTCAATGGTAATAATAGGACCGTAGTTAACTACTGAAATTTCTTCAGCGAGCAAGTAAGACCCTCCTACTCTCCAATTGAGCACATAATTACCTGTAGGTACATTACCTGATAACTCTACTGTAAATCCACTAGTAGTGGTAGTAGTAATACCATAAGCAAATATACTCATAGGACTGTCCACTACATTCTCTATTGAGATGACTGGTGAGTATTCAGTATTACCTAACACCACACCTATGTCAATATCTACTGTATTGGTCCCACTTGTTACTACTTGTCTACCTTCATATCCATCAGTAGATGGTATCTGTGCTACTATAACACCTGACGTAGTGACTAATGCTTCCGTAGAAGCGAAGCCAGTGTGTCCTGCGCTTGCGTAATCCAGCTCATTTAACTCACTATGATTAGTTACTATACTGCCAGAGACGGTAGCTATATCAGAAGTGTTAGCATCTATACCATCCTGTAATACACCACTGATGGTTGTTACTTCCTCTTGTGTATAGATTTCAAAGTCAAGATATTTTCTTTTAATTTTGCTCATTAGTAAAGCCCCTTTGTTTGGTTTTCATTTTT